AGCCGGACAATCTCGGCGTTGCGCGCCTGGAGTTTGCGCTGGTAGGCGGTCATATACGCCATCAGATCACCACGCCGTTCTTCTCCAGGATGCGCTGGCGGAGCGGCCAGGTGCGGCTGCTCAGCTCCCACGCCCACGCTATCGGGTAAGCGCACCCGAGACCGGCAGCGCCGCGCCCGGCGTGCTCCTCCTGGCTGGTGCATCGGCAAGCACGGTGACGCCCTGATGGCTCCTCGGCGCGGTGCCGACCGCCCGGCATGACCGAGCCGACCCAGCCCATGCTGGGGACCAGCGCCGAGCCGACGTGCAACCCGAGCGGGTCCAGCTCGGGGTCGCGCGCGTGGCGGCTCACTTGCCCTCCTCCAGCGCGATCAGTCGGCTGAGCTTCTTGTCGATCGAGCGGAGCAGACCCAGCAGCTCCTCGATCTTCTCCCCGATGTTGTCCAGGCCCTTGGGCAATCCTGGCAGTCCCATCACAACGCCCTCCCTTTGCTGTCGATCTTCAGCCCGCCCCGTCTGAGCCGGGCTATGTCGTTGGCCATCGCGCGGTGATCGCCCGCCGTCCCGGCCAGTCCCCCGATGTAGTTGCCGTCCAGGTAGACCTTGAAGTGGCCATCCCTGGTCCGGCTGGGTTCGACGGTCCCGCCCGCCGCCTCGATCGCGGCGATGAGCCGCCGGGTCTCCTTGCGCCGTCCGCGCTTCTGGCAGCCGGTCCCCGCGACGGTGTGGCAGCTCGGGCGGCTCATAGCCAGAACCGCCCGTCATGGCGGACGACGTTCACGCTCGCGCCCTCGGCCAGGAGGTCGAGGTAGGCCACGACGTCGCGGCGCGGCTGCTCCTCCAGGCGGCAGACCAGCGTGTCCTCGCGGAGGCTGATGCTGGCGGCGTTGCCGGTGGCGACGTTTCGGGCGTCCACGACCGCGTAGGTCGCGCCGCCGACGTAGCGGCGGACCTCGCGGACCACGAACGCCTCGCATCGGACGACCTGCCCGAGGCTGACCGGGCGATAGACGTCGCCCTCGGCCAGCTCTCCGGCGGTGATGATGTCTCCCACGATCTAGGCTCCCTTCTCGATCGGGTCGGCGGCGGTCGCCAGGCCCTTGGCCAGGTGGGCGAAGAAGTGCATCGGGTCGCCGTTGCGGAAGTCGATTCGGACCAGAATGTCCTTGATCTGGGCCTGTTCGGCGGCGCTGGCGGACTTCGCCGCGTCGATCACGACGCCGAGCGGGATGGAGTGCGAACCCCAGAAGCCCTCGGTGGTCACGTCGAAACGGTGCTCCCGATCCAGGCCCTTCTCGTCGGCGAAGGTGTCGAGCCAGGTGGAGAACTTCATGGTGGGCCTTCCGGTCTGGGCGGGTCGATCCCGCCGTGCTGATGACATCAGACTAACCCGTCAAAGTCGGGAATGTCAAGCGTCACAACCAGGCAATTTGTCATTTTTGGGTCACGATCTTGGCCGGGACACGACCCCGAGGGCAGCTCACACCCTCGGGATCGTGCCGTCGAACGGTGCCATCGGCCTTGGCCATCAGGCGCTTGCCGCAACGTGGGCACTCCGCCCGGCCTCGGAAGGTCCGCCGGGGCGGTCCATCGGAGCCGGGACAGGTCATTCCGCGCCCACCTCGGCGGCGCTACGACCGTAGCCGTAGCCACCGTGAGCCGTGATCGAGGCGAACAGCGGCATCCTGGCGTAGCGCCAGGCCACCGGCAGGAACCCGCCAGTGGTCAGCGCCCCGTCGAGCCGGTCGAACAGCTCCCCGGCCCGCTCCACGTCGGCCTGGCTCAGTCGGTGCTGGGTTCGCACGCGGCTGGCCAGGACGCGGAGCTGGGCCAGAGTGTCGTCGGTGTCGGTCACGGTCAGCCCTCGTAAGGGCCGACGCGCCCACCGTTGGCGAACCGGCCCGGCCCGTAGCCGACGACCGGCGAAACGACGTCCTCGGTCCGCTCGACCTTGCCGAACCGGCCCATCACCTCGGCGACGGGCGGCTCCGACGCCGGGCCGATGTAATCCAGATCGCTGACGACGTGGAGGCTGGTCCAGTTCGCCTCGCCGATGAACTCCAGCAGGCCCGCCCAGGTGAACCGACGGGTCTCCTCGCCGGTCACCGCCCAGCGGACCGTCCTCGCGCCGACGCGCCAGCCGACGGCGGCGTAGCCGTAGACCCGCCCGCTCTGGTAGCGCGTGAACAGGACCGTGGCGGTCGGCATCCCGTTGATCGAGGGAACGACGTCGGGCATCTTGGGCGTCCGCGCGTCCTTCTCCAGCTGGCGCGCCTCGATCGCCTGACGACGGAGTTCGTCGGCGATCCGCTGAGCGGTCAGCGCCTCCTCCTGAAGCTCGGCGCTGGTCTTGGGTGCTGTCATGTGGTGCTCCTTCTCGGTTGTGGAACGGAAGCCCGCCCTGGGCCTTCCAGGGCGGGCGTGGGGACCGTCAGCGCTCGGTGCGCGTGATGGCCCAGATTAGGCCCTCCACCTCGCGGCTCACGGTCTTGTGAGAGCCGGGGTTATCGGAGGGGTCCAGCTCGCCCACGTTCTGGGCCAGATCGGCAAGGCCAGCGGCGCGCTTGATCGCCCAGAGATCGCCGGGCTTGGTCACGCTCCGGCCCTCCATCAGGTGGCCCGCCTCGCGGAGGAGGTACGCCTTCAGCGCCTCGCGGGCCTCGTCCAGGCTGTCGCCGGAGTAGATCGTGGCGTGGGCCATCGCGCGGTCCTCGTCGCGCCATGCGGTGGCGCTGTCGCGGGTGGCGAAGTAGCGGACCTGGGTGGCGGTGCTGGTCATGTGGGACTCCTTGGTTGTGGTGGCGGGCCGGTCCCGCCTGACATGAACGAAGTTACCCGACTTGGGCGGGCATGTCAAGCGCTCCAATCAGGGAATTTGATCCAATATTAGCCAGACGAGAGCCGCCAGCGGGAGCGCCAGGACGACGATCGCCGACCAAAACTCCCGGCGCGAGTAGCGGGGCGCGGTGTCGAGCGTGAGCAGCCCGGCGAACCAGACTGCCACGCCCACCAGCCAGACGATCACGGCATGACCACCTGGAACTCCTCGCGGTCGAGGCAGAGCCGCCGCCCGCGTGGAAACAGAATCGAGTAGATCGGATGATGGGTGCCAGGGAACACCGCGCGGACCCGGCCACGGTCGCGCCTGCCGGGGATCACCACGACGTCGCCCACGACCGGCTCGGTGCGCTCCTGGCCCTCGTTCAGGAGGCGCCGCTGGCAGGCCCGGCGCGCCTCGTCCTGGGCCAGGTCCTTGCCGTGCCAGTTGACCTCGGGGTCCAGGCCCGGCCCGCTAGCGCGCCAGGTTGAGCCGACGACGCGGGCGACGGTGTAGGGACCGGCGACGTAGACGCCGGGCTTCTCGCGCTTCCAGATCATCGCCCACCGCCGATCTGGACGCCCTCGCGGGCCTGGCGCTCGCGCTGGTAGTAGGCGGCGATCTGGACGTTCAGCGCGGCGATGTTGCGGTCGATCTGCATCGCGGCGACCTCGTTCTGGATGCGCGCCTCGCGGTTGTCCACATGCCGCAAGATCGCGGCGGCGGTGGCCAGGGTCTCGCGGGTCTTGACGGCGCGGTTTACGGCGGAGCGGCTGGTGAGCCGCCGGTCGGGTGCGGCGACCCGGCTCTGGGTGATGCCGGGCGTTGCTTTCACGGTCATGCTGATGCCTCCTTGGCTGCCCGGCGGGCGATCCACCAGGCGACGTTCTCGGTCAGTTCCCAGTCGATGATGGCGGCGGCGCGAGCGCACTCCTCCGCCTCCTCGTCCAGGTCGGTCTCCCCGCCAGCGAGGGCGTCGGCCTCGGCGATCGCCTCGCGCTCCAGGCGGCAGTAGTAGCCGTCGCATTCGGGCTGGAGTTCGCCCAGGACCGCGCAAATGTGGTCGGGGACGTCGGCGGGGTCGTACATCTTGGTCCTTCCCGGCGGGTCGGTCCCGCCTACACGAACGAAGTTACCCGACTTGGGCGGGCTTGTCAACACGTCCAAGCAGGAAAAATAATTTCGCGCGAATTTCATCCGAGGGCTTGACTTCCCCGACTTGGGCGGGTAACTTAGTTCATGTGAGGCGGGATCGACCCGCCGGAGAAGGAGCCAGAGCCATGATCGTCAAGCTGACCGTCCACCTGTATGGCCGGACCGAGGTCACCGTCCACGACAACCGCCGCGAAGCGCGCTCGCGCATGATCGACATTGCCACCGCCCAGGGCGTGTTCGTCAAGGGCTGGGGGGGCGAGGAGGGCGAGCTGAACAGCCTGTCCCGCGACCGGCTCACCGTCGGCGAGGCGATCGGCAGCTGGACCCTGGTAGAGGTGGACCGGGACGCCCATCTGTGGTGGGTCATCGAGACCGCACGCGGGGAGGTGCCCTTCACCGGCACCGAGGCCGAGGTCCGCGAGCAGGCCCGCCAGTTCTACGTCGGCGGCAGCATCCGCAAGGTCACCGCCACCGAGCTGGAGGAGGTGAAGCAGGGCCGGTAACGCCCAGGTCAGGCCCGCTCCTCGGGGCGGGCTTGACTTGCCCTCCCAAGTCGGGTAACTTCGTATTCAACAGCGAGCAGGCGGGACCGTCCCGCCGCCCTCACCCGAAAGGGGTCCCCATGACCGCCTCCCTCACCCTCCCCCGGCTCACCGCCCGCAACGCCGCCGAGGCGCGCGTCCAGCTCGCTGAGCGGAAGGCGATCCTCCTCCAGGCGGCGGAGGACATGGCCGAGCGCGCCTCGCTGTTCGCGGGCGAGCCGGTCCAGGCCGAGCTGATCGCTCAGGGCTGGGAGTACCTTCGCCAGGCCCGGCTCTGCGGGTAATTCCCGCAAATTCCCAGCTTGGGAGTGTTGACAAACCCTCCCAAGTCGGGTAACTTATCTCTTGTAGGCGGGATTGACCCGCCGGACCTAAATAGAGGAGATCGACATGGACCTGACCGTTTCTATGATCAAGCTGTTTGTCCAGGTGATCGGCATGGAGGTGGCCTTCCGCAAGGGCACCGCCACCAGCGCGGAGTTCGACGCGCTCTGGGCCAACGTCCCCGCCTTCCGCGTGGATGATTACCAGGAGTTCAGCGCATCCATCGAGATCGACCGGGTGGGCAAGGACTTCCGCGCCACCCTCCGAGGGACCGGCGGAGCCGCCGCCCTGGGATGGGGAAGCACCGAGGACGAGGCCCGCGCCTCGCTGGCCCGCACGGTCGAGTTCAACATCGAGCACAACGGAGTCGCCATTTGACAGATCGAGAACCGCCCCGCCCCGCCGCCAGCGGGGCGGTTTTCGTTGTGGGGAGTTTCCCGACCGAGGAGGTATATTCACCGGCATGACTCACCGCCTGATCTACCTCGTCGGCCCGCCCGGCGCTGGCAAGTCCACGCTGATGGCGCGGCTGACCGAGCCGTTCTCGCGGATACCGATCGCGCCGCCGGAGACCTCGGTGGCCCACGATCAGCTGGTGCGCGAGCTGTCGCCCGACGAGGGCGCGGGCGGCACGATCCAGATCGTCGGCGCGGAGATCGGCATCCGGCGCGAGAAGTTCTCCGGCACCGACGCGCTGCCCTCCTCGATCATCGACAAGGCGGTCCCCTGGCTCTACGCCAAGACCTACCCGCTGCTCCTCGCTGAGGGCGCTCGGCTGGCTAACCGGCGGTTCCTGGAGGCGGCGGTGGACGCGGGCTACCAGGTGATCGTGGCGCTGCTCGACCACGACGAGACCGAGGCGTGGCGGCGCAAGCGCTCCAAGGAGATCGGGCGCATTCAGAACGCCAGCTGGGTCCAGGGCCGGGTCACCGCCAGCCGCAACCTGGCGAACCAGATGGTCAGCTACCCGAACGTGACCGTGGTCAAGGGCCACCCGAACGACCTGCTCCCGATCCTGGGCGAGCTAATCTCGGGGTCGTGACCACCGAGCTGCGGATGCCGGAGGGCGACCCCGGCCCGTTCCCCGACTTCGGCGCTGACGGCTGGGACGAGGTTCGCGCTGGCGTCATCCTGAAGGAGACCGCCGACTGGGCACCCGAGCAGCGCGCGGCGATGCTGGCCAAGCTCCGCGCCGCCGAGACCCGCGCGGTTGCCAAGGCCCGCTATCGCCACCCGGCGGACCTCGCTTGCCAGGTGGACCCCAATTACCGCATGACGCCCGCCCTGGAGCTGATCGGCTCCTCGATCGAGCGCGTGCTGAACAGCCCGCGCAAGATCAACCTGGGCATCACCATGCCGCCCCAGGAGGGCAAGAGCACGACGGCGGCGGTCTGGACACCGATTCGGGCGCTCCAGTTGAACCCGAACCGGCGCATCATCCTGGCCACCTACGCCGACGCCCTGGCCGAGGCTCACTCGCGCGCGATGCGCTCGCTGATCGGGACCTACGGCGCGGGCCTGGTGGACCAGCTGACCGGCCTGCCGGTCGAGGACCGCCTGGGCCTGAAGCTCGCCTACGGCGCGAACAAGATCAGCGCGTGGAGCGTCGAGGGCGGCGCTGGCGGTCTGGTCGCCGCTGGTATCGGCGCGACGATCACCGGCCTGCCCGCCGACCTGTTCATCATTGACGACCCGTTCAAGAACATGATGGAGGCCGACAGCGCGACCCACCGCGACAAGATTCACACCTGGTTCTCGACCGTCGCGCTGACCCGACTCGCGCCCGACGCCAGCGTGATCCTGATCCAGACGCGCTGGCATCCCGAGGACCTGGCCGGGAAGGTGATCGCGGGCGAGAAGCTGCTGGGGCGCGACGAACGGAGCTGGCGGTTCCTGAACATTCCGGCCATCAGCGAGGAGGGCATCCCCGACGCGCTCCACCGCGAGCCGGGCGTCCCGATGATCAGCGCCCGCGACACGCCCGAGGCTAAACGCGACTTCCGCAAGACTCGCCGCGACGTCGGCGAGCGGGCCTGGTACGCGCTCTATCAAGGGAACCCCACGAACCCGGCGGGCGGCATCTTCCAGCGCGCCTGGTTCGATCCCAGGCTCCCAGAACCACCGCTCCAGCCCATCGCCTCGGTGGTCGGCGTGGACCCCGCCGACAGCGGCGAGGGCGACGAGGCCGGGATCATCGGCGCGATGCTCACCGCGCGCGGCGTCGTGGCGCTGACCCACGACCGCTCCGGCCAGTTCACCTCCGACCAGTGGGCGCGGGAGGCGGTGCTGTTGGCGCTGGAGATCGGCGCGCGCGAGGTCGCGGTGGAGGCGTACACGACCGCCACGACCTACCTCCAGGTGGTCAAGCGCGCCTACGCCGCCATCCACCGCTCCGCCGTCGCCAAGTCGATCAGCGGGGCGGAGCTGACGCCGGTCGAGCAGCGCGCCCTGTCCGACCTGCCGCCGTTCATGGTGACCAAGTGGAGGGGCGCGAACAAGGCTGACGCGGTGGCCCGCGCCGCCGCGCTGAGCCAGGCGGTCGAGACCGGGAAGGCGCGGACCGTGGAGTTCGCGCTGGCGGTCTTTGAGGAGCAGGCGTGCGACTGGCAGGCCGGGCAACACCAGCCGGACCGCGTGGCGGCGGCGATCATCGCCCACGACAAGCTCGCCGCGCTGGCGGGCGGTGCCATGACCGTGGTCGCTCCCGGCCAGGGCCAGATCGGCGCGACGACGGCCAAGCTGCCCGGCCAGGCTGCCGCCAGCGGTCTGATCCAGCCGCCCGCCTACCTCCGGCGGCGAATTTAGCGCTCTGACCAGGCTTGTTACTACTTCCGTAATAAGTGTTTGACAATCCCTCCCAAGTCGGGTAACTTGGTCTCCATCAGGCGATGACAAACAGAGCAGGCGGGACCGTCCCGCCGCTGTTCGGCCCTCGGGCCGGGAAGGAGGGCCACATGGCTCCCATCATCGTCACCACTACCGAGGTCGCCGACCTGGCTGTCCAGGTCACCGATGGCGTTCGGGAGGGCTTCTGGCTCACCCGTTGCTGCGGGGCGGCTGTCACGGGCGTCTGCGAGGGCGTGGCCTGCAAAGGCTGCTTCCGCGTCGTGGACGCGCGTCTGGGCTTCTCCTGGGCGTGGGATGACATCGCGGCGCTAGGCGTCGTGATGGATCACGTCGAGGGTCTGCTGGACCTTCCCTCGGAG